GCAACCGTAAACTCGATGAGCGTTGTGCTCAAGAAGTTTTGGATGGTGTTTCTGAATCAGTACAAGAATGCCGCAACTGGTATGTTAAGGAGAAAAGATGATTAAGAAAATAAAAGAAGCAACAGGAATCGCACTGTTTGCATTTCTAATTGTCGGAGGAATGGTTGCACCATTCTTCTACACTCCTGAACAACATCAGATGGTACCGATGCCTTTCACGGCAGATTATTTGATGTAAATCTATATGGGTTTCCAAGGGGTTCCCATCAAAAATCCCTTGCCATTTAATATGTTTTGTGTGATACTATTATTATGTCAATTGATAAATTTGTCTCTGTTTCCGAAGCATCTATAAGTATTGCGGGCAAACGTAACAAAACTCCCCTAAGATATCCTGGTGGGAAATCTAAAGCTACCGAATTCTTATTCTCACAAGAGAATATGCCTGTAACAAAAATCAAACAATACCACGAACCTTTCATTGGTGGTGGTTCTCCTGCAATTGCATTTGCAAAACAATATCCTGATGTTCCAGTTTGGATTAACGACAAGTATTATAATCTGTTTTGTTTTTGGACAATGCTTCAACAAAAAGGTAAAGACCTTTACGAGATTATTTTAAAGAAAAGACTTGATGCTGATACCATAGACAAATCTAAAGATATTTTTTGGGAATGTAAGAATGAGATATCAGAACAGACCGAAGTTTTCGAGATTGCATGGAGATTCTACATTATCAACAAGTGTTCGTTTTCTGGATTGACCGAGAACTCTACATTTTCTGAGTATGCATCTACTGGTGCTTGGACTATTCAGAATATCAAAAGTCTACCGATGTACACTACGTTGATTAAAGACTGGAAGATAACAAATCTGGATTACACTGAACTACTATCTGATGACCCGAATACATTTGTTTTTCTTGACCCACCATATGATTTGAAGAAAGATTATTCATTGTCTGGTGCTGATGGTGAGAAACTATATGGTACTAAGGGTAGTATGCATAAAGGATTCAATCATACCGAATTTGCAGAAAAACTTAATAGTCACAAGTCGATGATGATGGTAACATATAACTCTAATCCAAACATTCGTAAGTTGTTCGAGGGGTGGCAACAGACCGAGTGGGACTTGACATACTCAATGAACAATGGTCACAAGTCATATGAAGAAGCACAGAAAGATAGAAAAGAACTTCTGTGTATAAATTATAAGACTAACGTGAACCCACTCGAAAGGTTCTTTTCATGACCTTAGAAAACGTAGAATATATTTTGGTAGAAAGTCCATCCGAAGAGTTGGGTATAAGATTACTAAGACCAGAATATGAAAACATCGTTTATCAATACGGTAAGGTCACATTTGATGAAGATGAAATGTGTGTAAACTTTGAACGTACATTCCGTTATGTGCCCGAAGAGTTTGATGTTGAAGATTTAGAGATGGATGAAGAATTGCAAAATCTTATGGGTGACATTCTACATGAACTCATACATAATCAAGTTAAAAGTGAGAAGTAATGGATTTTTATACTAATGTAAACAGAACACGTGATAAAATTTTAGTTAAAGGATATCAGAACGGAAAACCAGTAAAGAAATCTGTATCATATCGACCTAATCATTTCATTCTTTCGAAGAAACCCAACACACCATACAAATCACTTGATGGTAGACCACTCGACATCGTTAATCTTGACAGCATGGGTGGTGCACGTGGTTTTCGAGAAAAGTATTCTGGTATTCAGGGGTTTGAGATTCATGGGTATGACAAGTATGTGTTTACCTATATCTCAGACAACTGGCCAGGTGATGTTCCTTTCGACACTTCCCTAATCCGTATTGCATCACTCGATATTGAGTGTGAGTGTGAGAACGGATTTCCAGACCCCATCAAAGCAGAAGAGATTGTCAATGCAATCACTCTAAAACCTTTCGGTAAGAAACCCGTGGTATTTGGTTTACAACCATGGGAAACTGATATGGATGTTGACTATCGAGAGTGTTTCAACGAAGCAAATCTTTTGATGGAGTTTATCAAGTATTGGCGTTCAGAAAGTTTTGATGTCATCACTGGTTGGAATGTGAATGCGTTTGATATTACATATCTGTGTAATCGTATTGACAGGATTATGGGTGAGGGTGAACACAAAAAACTATCACCTTGGGGCCAATCAAACGTTCGTGAATTCCGACAATATGGATATCAAGTCAATCAGGTCTATGACCTCTATGGTGTCAACATCATGGATTATCTTGACCTGTATAAAAAGAACACATTCACCAATCAACAATCGTACAAACTTGACCACATTGCTCATGTTGAGTTGGGTAAAGGTAAGATTGATTATTCTGAATATGGTTCTCTCCACACTCTATACAAAGAAGACTATGGTAAATTCCTAGAGTATAATGTTGTCGATGCTGCATTGATTGAACAACTAGAAGAGAAGTTGGGTTTCATTGAACTTGTACAAACCATGGCCTACAATGCCAAGTGTAATTACACTGACACCTTTGGGATGGTGAAGTACTGGGAAACTATCATTTACAACTTCCTCAAAGAACAGGGTATCCAGACTCCACCACAACGATTGAATCGTGAAGAGAAGTCGAGACAGATTGCTGGTGCCTATGTTAAAGAACCGATTGTCGGTGGTCATAACTGGGTTGTGAGTTTTGATTTGAACTCACTATACCCACACCTTATTATGCAGTTCAACATTTCACCTGAGACTATGGTGGGTGGAATAAAAGAAACTGCATCGGTAGAAAAGATGTTGTCAAAGGAGATTGACACTTCACATCTAAAAGACAAAGATGTTTGTTTGACACCCAATGGTGCAACATTCCGAAAAGATAAACAGGGTTTCTTGCCAGAACTTATGGAAAAGTTTTACGATGAACGTAAGTTGTGGAAGAAGAAAATGATTCAATATCAACAAGAACGTGAGAAGACTACGGATGTGAAACGTAGACGTGAACTTGATACACTTATCAAACGTGCATACAACAACCAACAGGTTCGTAAGATTGCACTGAACTCTGCTTATGGTGCACTTGCAAACGAATGGTTTGCATTCTTTTCTATCGACCTTGCAGAAGCAATCACCACGTCAGGTCAGTTGGTCATCAAATGGGCTGAACAGACAATCAATGATTATCTTAACTCTGTACTCAAAACAGAAAACGAAGATTATGTGATTGCAATGGACACTGACTCAGTGTACATCACATTCGATAAGTTAGTTCAACAAGTGTTCCCCGAAGATACTCCAAAGGACAAAATTGTAGACTTCCTAGACACAGTTGGAAAGACGAAAGTTGAAGAGGTACTTGCACAAGGATTCGAGGAACTCAAAGATTATACGAATGCCTATCGTCAAAAGATGGAGATGGGACGTGAGGTAATTGCTGACCGAGGTATCTGGACTGCAAAGAAACGATATATCCTGAATGTATGGGACAATGAAGGTGTACGAATGACTACTCCGAAGTTGAAGATGATGGGTATCGAGACTGCTAAGTCATCAACTCCGATGTGGGTGAGAGACAAACTTACCGAAGCATTCAAGGTTATTATGGCGGGTAATGAACAAGATTTGTGGTCGTTCGTTGAGAATGCACGTAAAGAATGGAAAGAGTTACCACCAGAGGAGATTGCATTTCCACGTGGAGTTTCACAATTACGTAAATTTTTAGATACAAGTAATCTATATACTAGTGGTACACCAATTCATGTTAGGGGTTCAATACTTTACAATCACATCTTGCAAGAGAAACGATTAGATAAAAAGTATGAACTTGTGAATGATGGTGATAAAATTAAATTTGTGTATCTAAAGATGCCTAACCCAATCAAAGAAAATGTCATTGCATTTCCTATGGTACTTCCCGATGAATTCGATATCCACCCATTTATAAATTATGACCTTCAGTTCGACAAATCGTTTATTGAACCACTCAAAGCTGTGGTCAATATGGTTGGTTGGAATCCTGAACCCGTGGCCTCTTTAGAATCATTTTTTGGATAATAATATGTACGATAAATTTGAATTTGTAAAACAAAAATATTTACCATTGTTCCCGACAATGGTAATGGTTCATGAACTGGAAGAAGTTGACAAAAATAAAAAAGAAGTTTATGTCGCTTTAGAACGAGTGATTGAAAAGATACGTAGCAATAGAGATGAAAGAGACCATGGTGGTATACAGGGTCAAGCTTCGTGTACAAATTTCCACCACAATGAAAATCTACAACCTTTATACACACAAATTTCTGCAAAACTATTTGAATATGTAGAAACATTGTATGGCGGACAATTTTTTGATATTAATATCACCGAGTCTTGGATAAACTGTTTGTCTACAGAAGAATACATACCACATCATACCCATTGTGATGCTCACCTTTCATTTGTCTACTATCCATCAATACCTTCAGGTTATGAATCATTTTTATATTTTGAAATGTTAGATTCACCAAATGACATTAATAATGCATTGAGGGTTGACCACAAATCAGTTTTAACTTATGATAAATTGAACGAATTTAATACACTATCTCATTCATTTGCATGTAAAGAGGGTCTTTTGTTTGTCTTTCCCGGTAATATCGCCCACGGTTCAATTCTTGCAGAAGAAAATACATTTGAATCTGAAACAATTGAACCATCAGAAAGAGATATGAACTTCTTAAAAAGTTATACTCGTATGAGTATTTCTGGTGATATAATTTTAACATATAACGAACAGCAATTGGTTTCAAGGGGGTTACAACCTATATCGTCTTGGATGACATTTGCAGCAAAATAAATTGGAGGAAAACTATGTATGAATACAATTGCAATATTAAAAGAGTGGTTGATGGGGATACTGTGGACATTGATATTGACCTTGGCTTTGATGTTGTTCTTAGCAATCAACGTGTTAGGCTTTACGGTATTGATACTCCTGAGTCCCGTACTAGAGATATCACAGAGAAAAGATTTGGTAAAGCAGCTGCAAAATTTTTGGCAGACCACCTTGAACAAGGTGCGACAATCAAAACTCATAAAGACGCTAAAGGAAAATATGGCCGCATTCTTGGGGAATTCATAGTCTATGATGGGGAGACAGATTCTTGGAGGTCAATCAATAAAATGTTGATTGACAAACATCTTGCTGTAGAGTATTATGGACAGAGTAAAGAGGATATTGAAGATGAGCACCTCAGAAACAGAGAACTTGTCGAATCGAAATACATCGATTGTATTACATTGTGATTGGAATGGTAACTTCCATCTCACTGACCCAGAAGGTATTAAATGGTTTTACTCCCGCGACCGATGGAACGAGTGTTCAAAGCATATGCGGGAGATAGTTAAACCTGCTCAAGGAGACCCCAAATGAGCAACATAATTAATTTTTCCGATTACAAACAGAGAAAATTAGAAGAGAAAACTGAAAAAGAATTGTGTGTAGAAGATGAAATGATGAATAGATGGTTTGACCAAACCTTTTCGAATTTACCCGATGATATCAATTTTACAACATTAACAACAACAACTTTTACAATATCAATTGATGGTGAAATCGTCTTCACTAGTGAAGACTTGGAGGATGAATGAGTTTTATTACAGATATGGTTAAGGCAAGCGGTAATGAGTTTGCCAATGTAGTGGCGGAGGGTATTGCTGCTGGTGATGTGGATAGATTTATTGATAGTGGTTCGTATATTTTTAATGCATTGTTGTCCGGTTCATTGTATGGTGGTTTACCATCAAACAAAATCACAGCAATCGCCGGTGAATCTGCAACAGGTAAGACATTTTTTACTCTAGGTATTTGTAAGCAGTTTTTGGAAGACCATCCGGATGCAGCAGTACTGTATTTTGAATCTGAGTCTGCATTGTCACAACAAATGATTGAAGAACGTGGTATCGATTCGAGTCGTATGGTGGTCATCCCTGTTGTCACAGTACAAGAGTTTCGTACACAGGCAATTCGTATCCTAGACAAGTATATGGAAGAAGATGAATCAAAACGTCCACCTATGATGTTCGTACTAGATTCACTGGGTATGTTGTCCACTTCCAAAGAAATGGAAGACACTGCTGATGGTAAAGATACTCGTGATATGACACGTTCACAAGTACTCAAGGGTGCATTTCGTGTACTGACACTCAAACTGGGTAAAGCAAAGGTACCGATGGTAGTGACAAACCACACTTATGATGTTATCGGTTCAATGTTCCCACAAAAAGAGATGGGTGGTGGTTCTGGTTTGAAGTATGCTGCCTCATCTATCGTGTATCTCTCAAAGAAAAAGGAAAAAGAGGGTACCGAAGTTGTAGGAAATATAGTACACTGTAAGAATGCAAAGTCGAGGTTGACTGTGGAAAACAGAATCGTTGATGTTCGATTATCATATGATAAAGGACTTGACCGATACTATGGATTGTTAGACCTTGCATTACAATTTGGTGTGTTCAAAAAAGCATCAACACGTATCGAATTGCCTACAGGCAAAACTGAGTTTGCAAAGACAATTAATAACAATCCAGAAAAATATTTTACTGAAGATGTAATGGAAAAAATTGAAGAGGGAGTGAATCAATATTTTAAATATGGAAGTACAAATAGAGAAGACGATACTGAAGAACCTGATACGGAATGATTTATTCACTCGTAAGGTTATTCCTTTCCTAAAAGCAGAGTATTTTTCTGATATGTATGAGAGGACTGTATTTGAACAGATACGGTCCTACTTTGAAGAATACACATCTTGTCCAACAATCGAAGCGCTATTGATTGACCTAGACAATAATACAAATCTAAACGATAAGACATCCACCGAAACCAAAAAGATTGTATCCAATTTGGATGCGAATGTATCCGATGAGGATACACCAATTGAATGGTTAGTTAACCAGACTGAGCAGTGGTGTAAAGACAGAGCTATCTACATTGCTGTGATGAATAGTATTGATGTGTTGGACAAATCATCACAAAGGTCTACGGGTGAGATACCTGAGATGTTACGTGATGCTTTGGCTGTATCTTTTGATAGTCATATCGGACATGACCAGTTAGAGGATGCTGAGGCACGATTTGAGTTTTATCAAACCGAAGAAGAAAAACTCCCATTCGATTTGGAATACTTTAACAAGATTACCAAAGGTGGTTTGCCGAACAAAACACTTAATGTAGTGCTTGCTGGTACTGGTGTTGGTAAGTCATTGTTTATGTGTCACATGGCTTCTGCTGCACTGATGATGGGTAAGAACGTTCTATATATCACTCTTGAGATGTCAGAGGAACGGATTGCAGAACGTATCGATGCCAACATCTTGAATGTTCCTATGAAAGAACTGCCCGAGATGGAAAAGGATATGTTTAATAAGAGGATTGACAAACTGCGTCAAAAAACCGCTGGTAAGTTAATCATCAAAGAGTATCCTACTGCTGCTGCACATGTTGGACATTTCCGACATTTGTTACAAGAACTTCATATCAAGAAAGATTACAAACCTGATATCATATTCATTGATTATCTTAATATCTGTGCATCTCAACGTATCCGTCCAGGTCAAGGTGCAAACTCTTACACTCTAGTTAAGAGTATAGCAGAAGAACTTCGTGGTCTTGCGGTAGAACACGATGTACCACTTGTGTCTGCAACACAGACAACTCGTAGTGGTTATGGTTCGACTGACATTGGACTTGAGGATACTTCAGAATCGTTTGGTCTCCCTGCAACTGCTGACTTGATGTTTGCCCTAATCACTTCAGAAGAACTTGCAGAACTTGACCAACTAGTTGTCAAACAATTAAAAAACAGATATAATGACCCCAATGTATTTAAAAGGTTTGTGATTGGTATTGATAGATCTAGAATGAAACTCTATGATGTCGAACAGGAAGCACAAGAAGAACTTGTAGATTCTGCTGACCAATATGATGACTCAAAACCTGTATTTGATAGAGGTAGAGACTATAGTGACTTTAATTTTTGATAAATAGAAATATGAAAACTTTTTTAGAATACACACAGATTTTGGAGGGGGTCAACGACCCTGGTATTTTTAAGGCAATCTTTCTTGCGGGTGGACCTGGTTCAGGTAAATCATTCATCGTAGGTAAGACTGGGTTGACATCTTTAGGTTATAAGGTTGTCAACTCTGATGACGCTTTCGAAGCTGCAATGAGAAAGGCGGGGATGGAGATGAATCCTGAAAACATCTTCTCAGATGAAGGTCAGAAACTTCGTGGTGGTGCTAAGAGGTTGACCGACAAGAAGATGGAACTCTACCTAAAGGGACGTTTGGGTCTTGTTGTAGATGGGACTGGTAAAGACCCCACAAAAGTTGCAAACCAAGCCAGAAAAGTAAAAGACTTGGGTTATGATGTTGCAATGATTTTTGTCAACACAGATATGGATACTGCACTAGAACGTAATCGAATGCGTGAACGTTCATTACCCGATAAGGAAGTGGAATCATACTGGAAAACTGTACAATCCAACATTGGTTTGTTTCAGTCAATGTTTGGCAAAAAAAACTTCTTGGTTGTTGACAACTCAACTGGAAAGGATTATCAAAAGGAAACTTTACGTGCATACAAAGACGCGGTAAAGTTTACCAACAAACCACCTGAGAATTCTATGGCTAGATCATGGATTTCAGCACAAAAGAAAGGCAGACGTGCCCAAGCCACTCTGAAAATCTAATGCTAGAATACTTAGAAGAGAGCCCCGGTGCTAATTTGCACATGGAACATTTGGAGGATGAAATCCTCAATTTTGGCATTGACGGTGGTAGAGCTTCTATAAACTTCTTGCAATCAATGAGGGAAATGTTAAAAGGTACCTCTACCTCTCGGGTCAATATGACTGTTAAGTGGGATGGTGCACCAGCTATCTTTGCTGGTAATCACCCAGAGACGGGGAAGTTCTTTGTTGCTAAAAAATCACTTTTCAACAAAACTCCACTCTTCTATACGTCTGAACAAGAAATAAAAGATGACCCGAAGTTAAGTGGCCAATTAGAATCTAAGTTTCTAGATTCGTTTAAGTACTTATCAAAGTTAAACTGGCCAAAGATTCTTCAAGGTGACTTGATGTTCACTAATGATAAGAGTAGTAAGTCTATCGATGGTGTACCTCATATCACATTTCAACCCAACACTATTCTCTATGCTGTACCTAAAGATTCAGACTTGGGTAAACAAATTGACAGAGCTAAATTGGGAATTGTATTTCACACCACATATACCGGAGACAGCATCGAAGGATTGAGTGCAAGTTTTGGTGCAAATATCAAACCATTGGGCACATCACCCGACATATGGATGGATGATGCCACATACAAAGACGTTAGTGGTACTGGTAGTATGACTAAGATGGAAACTGTTGAACTAACAGGTCATTTATCTAACACTGGTAAAAGCTTTCGGAAGATTAAAACACGAGATTTGAATAAATTTTTAGATATCCAGAAAGCATTTGCGGCAAAAGGTGCGGTTGGTTCACAGTATAAGACTTATATGAATGCCATGATAAGGGGTGGCACTTTCAACCCAACAACTAAAGGTTACATGGAACATGTGGATAAATACTGGGAAGAAAAGATTATTGCTAAAGCAAAGGGTGATACTGCAAAGAAAAATAAAACTGAATTGAAAAACCAGTTCCTTAGAGATTTGCGTTCATTGAAAAATTTCTTGGAAGCTTTGGTTGGTTTTCAGTCTAATCTTGTTAAGGGAAAACAACTGGTCATTAATGTATTAAACCGTGTTAAAGGTATTGGTACATTTGTGGTAACTGATAACGGGTTTGAAGTGACCAACCCAGAAGGATACGTTGCAATTGCAGCAGATGGTTCTGCTGTTAAACTTGTTGACCGATTGGAATTTAGTAAAAATAATTTTAATGTTGCTAAGAACTGGACAAAATAATGAAAGAATTTAAGACATTTTTGACAGAAGCTTCTGAAAAAGGTGCGGTGTTTACTTTTGGCCGTTTCAACCCACCAACAACAGGACATGAGTTGTTGGTGGATAAGTTGGTTAAGTCTACCCGTGGTAAAGAAACTGCATTTCTTTTTACATCACATTCACAAGACAAGAAAAAGAATCCTCTGTCATATAAAGAAAAGGTCAGTTTCTTGACTAATTTTTTTGGTAACAAAGTATCTGTACCAAATTCGCCTGCAAGGAATGTTTTTGATATTGCAGTCTACCTTTACAAGAATGGTTACACTAGTGTAAGAATGGTGGTTGGTTCAGATAGAGTAAGAGAATTTAAGGTACTGTTGAACAAGTATAATGGTGTTGATGCTAGACATGGATTTTACAAATTTGACAATATTGAAGTTATTTCTGCTGGAGAAAGAGACCCCGATTCTGACGATGTGACAGGAATGTCTGCATCGAAGATGAGAGCTTTTGCTATGGAAGGGGATTTTGATTCATTTGAACAAGGTGTGCCGTCTAAAGGAAGAAAGACTCAATCACTCCGATTATATAATGCTATTCGTAAGGGAATGGGCATATCGGAGGAAACCACTATGGGTCTTATTCGGAAAATGATGGCCAAGACTTTTAGTAAAAAGGATTACGCAAAGTTTGCTGTCCTAGTCAGAAAAGAAATGGACAAGGATAAGAAAAAACGACATAGTGCAGAATACTATGCACATAAGATACTCCGACAAAATTATGCAGATGATAGGATGGATGCACGTGCATTGGCTCATATTGCACGTATGGCTGAGGAGTTGACAGAAGAAGAACTTAATGAGGTTGCACAAGACCCTGATGTAAAGGATAAGAAGGGGACACAACCGAAAAAATATTACTCTGGTCTCGATAAGACGACCAAAGATAGACGTGATGCACATTTTAAAAAGGGTGCAAAAATGGATGATGATAATCCTGATGCTTACAAACCTGCTCCTGGTGATAAGGATGCCAAGACTAAGACATCCAAACATACAAAGAAATATCAACAGATGTATGGTGAGGATTTAGAACCACTTAATGAAGACCCAAACAAATCACTTGAATCAAAGGCAGAGAAGTCTGGTATTTCTCTATCTATCCTGAAACAGGTATACAAAAGAGGGGTTGCTGCATGGAGAACAGGTCACAGGCCGGGTACTACTCCAGAGCAGTGGGGACTCGCTAGGGTCAATAGTTTTATTACTAAGGGTAAAGGTACGTGGGGTAAAGCCGATTCTGACCTTGCAGCTAAAGTTAAAGGAAAATAAAAGATAAATAAACCTATGAATAGAAAAAATTGGCACGAAAGTTTAGAAGACGTAAGGAATTTCGTTCTCAACCAAGAACAGAGTAAGAAAGATAACTCTGTAATGGAAGAGATTGAAGATATCTTGCGTGAATTTACAGAAGACGGTAAGTACGAATTAGAAATCATCGTTGAAGAAAACGATGAAAACAAATTGTCTAAGTTGACTGAACGCAATATGCTAGGTCGTTTATCCAAATCATTAGACCTTAACGAAGAAAACAAACAAAAACTTTTTGATTATTTTGAAAAAGGAGTACTGGAACAATGATTCAGGATTTACCCAAGGGTCTAGTTGAGGCTGCAAAAACTCACCTAGAAGATTATGAAACGTTTTTTAAGGCTGCACTGAAGAAGTTTGGTGTAAGCGACCCAGGCGACTTCAAATCAGATGAAGAGAAAAAGAAATTCTTTAACTACGTAGACAAGAACTACAAGGGTAAAGAAGAAGAAGTTGGAGTGGAAGAAGGTTGTGGTAAAGACCATGACAAGATGAAGAAAGAAGAAGAGAAGGTCGAATGCCCTAAGTGTGAAGGTGAGGGTTGTGACCATTGTGATGGCAAGGGTTACCATTCTGAAGGTAATAAGAAGTAAGGAGTTATCATGAGGTTTAAGGATTTTCTATCAGAAAAATCTGCCGCACAACAGGCTGCTATTGCTATCTCTAAGAAAGAAAAGGGTGAGGAACCCAAGAACGAAGATGCAGAAGAAAAGGCCCGTCTTGCGTTAAAACACACCCAAGAAAAAGAAAGACTTGCACAGAAACATGCAAGAGAAAAGGAATCACTATCTTCTGAAGATATAGACTACGACGAAGCATTCGAAACAACTACAAACCACTTTTTTAATGAAAGTGTACTGGGTGATGCACGTACCATCCTTTTTCGTGAGAAACTCAAGAAAATGGGTTATGCACGTATTGATGAGAAAACAAATAAAAACACCTATAACATGCGTGGCCACAAAGTCGAATTAGAAAAGAAAGGTGATTCGATGAAACCTGAGTGGCACCTAAAGGTTGATGGTAAGGAACAGGGTGTACACAAATCTGAGAAAGATGCAATCAAACACTTTCAAAAAATTACCAAAGAATCAGTCGAATTTGACGAAGGGTCTCGCGAAGCCGATATTAAAAAGACTATTTCGATTATGAAAAAGTACCCTGCAAACAAGGGTAAATCGGAAAAAGAATTGAGAAAGGGAGCTATTGCTTATCTTGACCAGAACAAAGAATCTGTTGAAGAAATGTTTGAAGAAGCAATGCTTAATGAATTTTCTGATGCACAATTAGCCCAACTTAAAAAGGCATATGCAAACCTTGACCGTATCGACCCCACGTCTCCCACCTACAAGAAATTGAAAGCAATGATTGCTAATATGGATGTCAAGGCATTGGAGAAGGTTGCACGAGCAAAGGTTAGGTTTGTGTCTCAGATTGCCGCACGAGAATATGAAAAGAAAGGTGGCAATCGATTAAAGGCAAAGGATTACATGGAGTCGGTTGAAGAAGCAAAAGTGCCAGCTGGTATGAAGTTTGCGGGTGGTTATAATTACAAGGGAACTAAGCACACATATTATATGAAAGGCAACAAAATGACTGATCCAGTTGTCGTATACATTGATGATAAAATGTGGAAAGAGTTTCCTTCATTGCGTAAAGCAGAGACAGCGGCAATTGCTCATATCAAGTCAATGAAAGAACAATCCATTGAAGAAAAGAGAGATGCT